GAAAAAATACCAGGAATTAACTTTAATAACAAACGTGTACAGATAATCGCATCATATGAAGAGGCGATGAGACATGAATTCAAAATATATAGTCATAGATTGTATAATGAAATGGATTCATTTGTATATATCAATGGTAGACCTGACCACCAAAAAGGTAGACATGACGATTTAATCATGTCGATTGCTATGGCCACATATGTTGGTGAGACATCATTCAGTAAGTTAACAAAAGTAACTGAACAAGCTAAAGCTATGTTAAATTCTTGGACAGTTGAGGATAATCCTGTCGCGTCAAAAACATTAGATTTTAACCCAGTTATCCCACATTATCAAGATAGAATGAGACAAATGAATGCTAATCAACCAACTCGTGAAGAATACCAAACATATGGGTGGTTATTTGGATATAATGGTCAAAGGAGATAAACTATTTAGATATTGATATTTATAATTAAAATTCTTATATGGAGAATCAACAAAATAATTTAACCGTTTGGCAACGTTTATCACAAGCGTTTGGTCCAAATTCATTATTAAATCAAGATTACCCTACATATAAATTTGACAAAAAAGAGTTATTAAAAACTACGTCAAAGGTTGATTATGAGAGGGAAAAATTACAAGCACAACAAACTTATTTCTTAGCAGGACAATGGTCTAAGATAGAAAGTAACTTATATACTCAGGCAGTATATTATGAACCAACACGTTTGGCATCATTCTACGATTATGAATCAATGGAGTATACCCCTGAGATATCAGCGGCGTTAGATATCTATTCTGAAGAATCTACAACTGTTGACCAAAATGGTTATATGTTACAAATTTATTCTGAATCAAAACGTATTAAATCAATTTTAGTTGATTTATTTAATAACGCGTTAGATATAAACACTAACTTACCAATGTGGATTAGAAACACTTGTAAGTATGGTGATAATTTTGTTTATTTAAAATTAGATGCTGAAGAAGGTATTGTTGGTTGTATGCAATTACCAAACATTGAAATTGAACGTTTGGAAAGGGGTATGGCCGCCAAATCGGCAAATATGGATGAACCTATTGAAAATAAAGGACTAAGATTTACTTGGAAAGCTAAAGACATGGAATTTAATACATGGGAAATAGCACATTTTCGTTTATTAGGTGACGACAGAAAATTACCGTATGGTACTTCAATGTTAGAAAAAGCAAGACGTATTTGGAAACAATTATTGTTATCTGAAGATGCGATGTTAATTTATCGTACATCAAGAGCACCTGAAAGACGTGTATTTAAAATCTTTGTTGGTAACATGGATGATAAAGATGTTGAACCATATGTACAACGTGTGGCGAACAAATTTAAACGAAGTCAGGTCGTTGATTCTCAAACAGGTAATGTTGATATGAGATTTAACCAAATGGCGGTTGACCAAGATTACTTCGTACCTGTTCGTGACCCAGCACAAGCGAGTCCAATTGAGACATTACAAGGAGCTCAAAACTTAGGGGAGATTGCCGATATAGAATACATTCAAAAGAAATTATTAACCGCATTACGAGTACCAAAAGCATTCTTAGGTTTTGAGGAACCTGTTGGTGGTGGTAAGGATTTATCATTAATGGATATTCGTTTTGCAAGAACAATTAATAAAATTCAAAAAAGTATAATTGCCGAATTAAATAAAATTGCTATTATACATTTATTTTTATTGGGGTTTGAAGATGAGTTATCAAACTTCACATTAAGTTTAACAAATCCATCGTCACAAGCCGATTTATTAAAAATCGACATATGGAAAGAAAAAGTATTATTATATAAAGACGCGGTTGCACCTTCGACTGAAGGTATTGCACCTGTATCAGCATCGTGGGCTAAGAAACACATTTTAGGATTCTCTGATGAAGAAATTAAACTTGATTTACAACAACAAAGAATTGAAAGAGCGGTTGGTGCTGAATTAACTAACACCGCAACAATCATAACCCATTCAGGTATCTTTGATAATGTTGATAAATTATATGGAAATAAATCAGGAGGTACCGAATCAGCTAATGCTACCACAACTCCACCACCTGCACCTGGAGGTGATATGGGTGGATTAGGTGGAGGTGGAGGTGGAGGTGAAATGGGCGGACCACCGTCACCACCCCCAGGACCTGAACCAGGTGGACCCGCAGGAGTAACACCTGAATCTGTGGGTAAAAAAGATAATTTAAAAATCTTATTAGAAAGTGGTAGTATGATTGAAGACGAATCATTTATTGATTTATCAAAAGGTAGAAATTCTTTAGGGGATATTGATGAACATTTAAACAAACTTTTAAATAAGAGATATTTATAATTAAAACTAAAGATGAAATTTGGAATATTAAAATCAAAAATAGAGACTTTATTGTCTGAGTCATACACTAAAAATACATTTAAATTAGAAATCGCTTTCTTTAAAGAATATGTTTTAGAAAATAAAAACATTAGTAAATTGTATTATTTGTATGATGACTTAAATTCTAATAAAGGGTTAGATAAAACAATTGTTGAGTCATATGTAAATGAATCAATCTCTATGTTTAAAAACATCTCTAATAAAATTAAACCAAGTGATTTAGATATACTTAAAACTTGGGTTAAAGATGTGAAATCTGAAAATTTATATACTCACATTGATAATTTATTTTCAGAGAGTATATTAACACTTGAGTCTAAAATTAATAGTAAAAAAGTTATTTTTGAATCTTTAACTAAACAACCAAAAGTTATTCAAGAATCACCTAAAGTACCAATTAAAACTATAATCTCTATCGCTAACAAATCAATAACTAATTATGTTGGTAATTTATCTGAATCAGATAGAAGAGAATTAGTTGATTTATTATCACAAGATGATAAAAAATTAATGGAAAATTTTGAGCCGTTAAAAAGTTCAGTAATTTCTAAATTAACCTCGTTGAAACGTGAAAACACGGATTACGAAACGGGTAAAAAAATAAACGAGACGATTGAAAAAGTTCAATCAGAGAAATACGATAAGTTATCTTATTTTAAACTAAAAGGATTAAACGATAGTCTTTAATCATTTTTTTTATATTTTTTTTGAACGTACTTAGCTTTGTTAAGTACGTTTCTTTTTTTAACAGATTTTTTAATGAATTCTTTTCGTTCATTTAATTTTGAACTCTGTCTTGTTTTAATAATTTTACTCTTATAAGTTTTTAGAGCTTTTTCAATATTTGAATTTTTATCGACTTTTACTATTAGCATATATTTAATTTTTGACTACAATGTTAAATATACTTATATTTTAAAAAAATAAACGGGAATAAAATGAAAATTAATGAAAAAAGGGAAAACCTCCAAAATACAGGGATTCAATACATCAAAAATTGTGTATGGAACTGTTGATTCAATAAACTTTAAATCATTGTATCTAAACTTACAAACGTGGGTAGAACCAATAAAAGAACCTGAGAATTGGACACGTATTGTATTAAATCTAAGTAGAGCAATTAAACACTCAGTATATGAAACTTTAAATCGAGATTTATTTGATGATAGTTTTATAGTTGATTTAGATTTACGTTCAAGTGGTCTAACATTAGGAAAAAAATCATTCATGAATTTAGAAATCAATTTTTATTTAAACAAAGAAGAATTAGATTTCAAATCAAAAGAAATAAAAGATAATCTAAAAAACATTGTCACAAGAATATATGATGAGAATTTTAACGACAATGACTATTTCAATTTCCATTTAACTAAAAGTAAAAAACAAGAAGAATCATACCAAACCGAAAGTGTTTAATATTTATTTAAAAAACATTTGAAATGGATTTAAAAATATTAAACCCTAATGAAACAGGTAGGGGAATTCTAATAGAATATGATGCGGGATATATTTCCCCAAGAGACGAACATAATTCAAGTATAATTAAAGAGTCTAAAAATTTCTTAGACCACTCAAAACCATTTGAATTTTATGCGGTCTTACAAAAATACGATACACCAAATAGAAATGGTAGAATTTATCCTGAACGTATTTTAAAACGTGAAGCGGACAATTATAATAAAATGATTGATAAAGGGGTGTCACTTTCAGAATTGAACCACCCCGAATCATCATTAATTGATTTGGACCGTGTATCTCATATCATCACTAAAATATGGTGGGAAGGTAATATCTTAATGGGACTTTTAAGATTATTAACAAGTCCAGGTTTTCACGAAAGAGGTATAGTATCAACTAAAGGTGATATGGCGGCTAACTACCTTAGACAAGGTGTAACTTTAGGTATTTCATCAAGAGGTGTTGGTTCATTAAAAAAAGTTGGTGAAAGAAATGAAGTACAAGACGATTTTGAATTAATCTGTTTTGACTTAGTATCGTCACCATCTACACCAGGTGCGTATCTTTTCTCTAATCCTGAAGATAGATTTAAATACGAAGAGAATCTTGAGGAAGAGAAAAAAATGAAAGTAGAACGTGAAGTTGGTAGCGCTGGAAATAATTCGCTTGACTTAATGAGAAGATTATCCGATTATTTGGGTAAATAAATTAAATTATGGACGAAAAATATTTTGTAGCAAAGATTACCACAGATTTGGTAGATTCAGAATCAGGTAAAATTAAAAAAGTAAGAGAAGAAAAATTGGTAAGTGGTTATAACCCGACTGATGTTGAAGCAAAGGTTACCAAGATTTTCGAAAACTACACTATGGATTGGAGAATCACCGCTATTGTTGAAAGTAAAATTGATGAGGTGATAGACTAAGATTTTTTCAACGATAAAATTAAAAGGAGGGATAATACCCTCCTTTTTTTGTTTTTGCCATTTTACTGAATATTTATTTAAAAGTAAAAAAATCATTGAGAAAATTATCTCAATATAACTTTTTTTAAAATCAATACTATTTATATAGTAAAATAACCAATTAGTAAATGGAAAAAAGAAAATCTTTGGTAGAAGAAACAATCTTACAAATTAAGAATTTGGAAGAGGCGGTTGCCGAAAATGCAAAAGGAATACTTCATTCAACAATGAAAGAAGAAATCAATCAATTAGTAAAAGAATCTCTAGCTGAACAAGAAGAAATGGGTGATGAGGTTGAAGACGTAGAAACTGATATGACATCAGGTACACCTAGTAGAGTTGGTGTTGGGATAGATTTCGACATGGATGGCGAATATGACCTAACAGGTAACTTAGGTGATGATGAATTTGAGGATGATGAAATCGAGGATGAGTCTGGTATGGATTTCGAAGATGAGGACGAAATGGGTGACGAAGAAGGTTTGGAAGGTGAAGAACCTGTTATTGATTTAACAGAAGAAACAAATCCTGAAGAAATTTTACGTGTATTCCAATTAATGGGACCTAATGATGAAATCATTGTTAAGAAAAGTAACATCAGTGAATCTGAAGATGAATTGTACGAATTCGAAGATGACCTATACGAATTTGAAGACGAAGATGAAGAATTTGAGTTTGAAGATGGTGAAGGTGATAGCGATGAAGTAAGAGGTATAATTGATAGAGTTTTTAGTTCAGAAATGGATGAAGAAGACGATATGATGTACGAATTTGAAGAAGAAGACGACGAAGAAGTTGTTTATGAAATAGAAATGGAAGATGAAGATTTGAACGAAGAAGAGGAAGAATACGAAGAGGAAGAAGAATCTTACGACTTAGACTCAGTTATGGAATCTAAATCTTTTAAAGCAAAAGGAAATGTTGGTAAAGTTAAGAAAGTAGACTTTAAATCAAACACTGAAGGTGGATTTAAAACTGTTAAGAAAAAAGCTAACAAAACTATGGGTACAGGAAACGGTAAAAAAGGTTTCACATATAAAGATGGTGAGAATTTAGATGGTGAATTTAAAATCAAACCTAAGAAAACTGAAACTAAAGAAGCGGCTCGTACTTATGGTAACGGTTCTAAATCAGGACGTGGATTGAGAAAAGGTATTACACCTAACAGAAACCTTAATTTAGAAAGTGTTAATGGTAATGAAATCAAAATCCTTAGAGAAAAAAATGAAGAATACAGAAAAGCATTAAATGTTTTCAGAGATAAACTTAATGAAGTTGCGGTATTTAACTCAAACTTGGCTTACGCTACACGTTTGTTTACTGAACATACTACAACTAAACAAGAAAAAGTTAACATCTTAAAAAGATTTGATTCTGTAGAAACTATTAAAGAATCTAAGAATTTATATCATACTATTAAAAATGAATTAACAAACACAAAAACTCAACCAATGAATGAGTCTATTGAGAGAACGTTTAATAACACTCCAGCAACAGGTTCAGCGGTTAATTTAATTGAGTCAAAAACTTACGAAAATCCTCAATTCTTGAGAATGAAAGATTTAATGACAAAATTAAAATAAAAAAATAAAATAAACAAATAAAATAAAACAAAAACTAAAAATGGGAGCATTATTAGAATCAGGTCTTGTTGGTAACATCGGATTAAAGCACTTGAAAGTTATCAAAGAAGATACAATTAACAAATGGGATAAATTAGGATTCCTAGATGGTCTTAACGGTCATTTAAAAGAGAACGTGGCTCAGTTATATGAGAACCAAGCGTCTTTCCTAATCAATGAGGCAACTTCTGACGGGTCTTCAGGTTCTTTCGAAACTGTAGTATTCCCTATCGTTAGACGTGTGTTCTCTAAATTATTGGCGAACGATATCGTATCAGTTCAAGCTATGAACTTACCAATTGGTAAATTGTTCTACTTCATTCCTAAAATTCAAGGGTATAATGGTGGTGATTATAACCCATCTACTTTTGAAGGTGAATCAGGAGCACACTACGCACCATTTGGAGCACCTAACGGTCCAACTCAAGTAGGAGCAGGTTATAACGCAGATGATTCATCAGGTACTTATAACCCTACTTATAAGAAAAATCTTTACGATTTATTCTACGAAGGTACTGAACCTAATTTAGACCCAGCAGGTTTATTCGATTATTCTAAAGGTCGTTGGTCAGCGGTTACTCAAGATTTAACTGTTATGGTTTGGGAAAATGGTAACTTAGTTCCATTGGCAACTTCATCTAACCCGACTGTATACGATGGTCAAACAGTTAGAAAATTAATCGTAAGAATGCAAGGTTTTGCTCAAACAGGTTACGGTAAAATGATTGGACCTGATGGTAACGAGTACGACACTGAGTCTTTCTTGGCTGATTTGAGAATTTTCTCAACAATAGCTGGTGATATTTTATCAACAGGTGATACTTGTAGTAGTTTAGCAACTGTAGCGGGTGACCCTAAATCATTGTTGTTCAGAGTTGTAACTCAACAATATGGTCAAGGTATCGTTAGTGGTTTATACAACAACTTTGAAAGAGCTGCTTACCCTACAGAAGGTAACGGTGGTACTTACAATAACGTATGTGACGGAACAGGAACTATCTATTTAGAAGTTGACTTATCTTGTCCTGTATGTGTTGACTGTGGTATTGCTGAAACTATTGACGGTTATACAGGTTCATTATTTGCAGATGACGCATCAACTGTATTAACAGGTGCTACGGCTTTCACAGGTGTATTCAGACGTTACGAAGAATTAGAATTCGAAGACAAAATTGGTGAGGTATCTTTCGACCTTCAATCTGTTACAGTAACAGTTACTGAAAGAAAATTAAGAGCACAATGGTCTCCTGAGTTAGCTCAAGACGTTGCAGCGTTCCATAACATTGATGCTGAAGCTGAGTTGACGGCATTATTGTCAGAACAAGTTGCGGCTGAAATCGACCGTGAAATTTTACGTGACTTACGTAAAGGAGCGGCTTGGAACTTACGTTGGGATTACAACGGATGGAGAAGATTACAACAAACTACTTCATACACTCAAAAAGATTGGAATCAAACTTTGATTACTGCAATCAACCAATTGTCAGCACAAATCCACAAATCTACATTGAGAGGTGGAGCTAACTGGATTGTAGTATCTTCTGAGGTTTCAGCAATCTTTGACGATTTAGAATACTTCCACGTATCTAACGCGTCTCCTGAGCAAGACCAATACAACATGGGTATTGAAAGAGTTGGTACATTAGCAGGTCGTTACCAAGTTTACCGTGACCCTTACTTCCCAGCTAACCAAATGTTACTAGGACACAAAGGAACATCATTGTTAGACACAGGTTACATCTACGCACCGTATGTACCTCTACAATTAACTCCTACAATGTACAACCCATTCAACTTCACACCAATCAAAGGTATAATGACGAGATACGCTAAGAAAATGGTTAACAACCGTTTCTACGCGAGAATCACAGTTGATGGTGTTCGTACATTCGATTTAAGAGAATTGAGATAATCAAACCTTAAATAAAATATAAAGAAGGTCAGAGTAATCTGACCTTTTTTTGTTTATACGATATTTATAAATAAAACATTTTAATATGAATAAAGATTTATTTAAAATAGATTCTGACGAAGTAAGACGAATATTGTCCCTTCATGAAGAAAGAACCAAAACACAATATTTAAATATAATTAGTGAAGTGTCTGATAAAGACACCGTACCATCATTAAAAACCAGTAAAGTTAACATGTTAATTAGCGGTCTAAATACTGTGGCAATAGATAAAGGGACTGTTTTTAAATTAATGGTTGACAAAAATAATCAAAAAATTGCTAGAGCAGTTGATGTTAGATTAATGTCGGGTTCAGAAAGTCGAGGGTGGAAACCAAATGGTGAGAAAAAAAACATTTCGTATTATTGTAAAACAAATGTTTATTATGTTGGTGGCAATGGTGATAAATACAGAGAATTTGCGACTAATACACCATTTACTAATAGACTTAAAAAAGAATTATGTAATAAAGAAATTTTAAAAGCAGGTACTTACAAATCAAAAGGGTCTTATAGTTTAGGTAACGGTGCGTATGTTATACCAGCAAATACAAAATATACCAAAAATGAATTTGGTGCATATTTTAAAGCAAATTACTATGGTCAAATGCAACTTGGTACACAATTAATTGCAACAACTAATACCGCAACGGTTGCTTTTAGTTGTAATGATAATAAATTCTATGTAAATAAAGTTGGGTATACTGAAGATAATGGTAACAATTTAACCTATAAGTTAAAAAATGAATTTTGTGTTGGTAAACCTAATAAAAATCAATCCGTTAAGTCTAGCTTTACCCCATTACACACAATTGGGCAAGAGCATGATTTGGGTAATAATGTGGTAATTAAACCTAAAGATATCATTATTAAATCTTTTAAATACCCCGATTACGCTGGAATTATGAGAGGTAACACCGCAATTGCGTATTTTAACTGTAAAACAAACACTTGGAGTGATTCCTTATTATCCGATAAAAAAGGTTTATTAACAGGAACCATTAAACAAAAGGTTTGTCCTCAAATATTATCAACATCAGCATCTACCGTTTCAACATCAGCAGATACTGTATCAACATCAGCAAATACCCAAACAATTAACACAGGTAATTCAACAGTAGGGGGTTCTAATACAGTAGGAGGGTCTAATAGACAAAGTAGGTTTATAACTAACACCCAAACAAAAATTAATAACGTACAAAAATTATTAGGTGTAACACCTACAGGTCAATTAGATACTACTCAAATTGATACATTAATCAATAAATTAAAGGGACAATAATTATGAATAGATTTATATTATCAGAAGAAGAAAAGAAAGAAATATTATCTTTACATAAAAAATATATTTCAGAAGACGCATCAAATACTGCAAATACTGTGTCAAATACTGCGAGCACCGTATCTAATACCGCAAGTACACAAACATCAACAGTTATTGCACCTGGTGTTTATAATGATAAAGTTCTTGAGTTACAAAACTTATTAAAAACAAAACACGCCGCGGGTATCGCTGCTGACGGTAAACTTGGACCTAAAACTTTAGGGGCGGTTGAGAATGTATTACAAGGTAAACCTGCAACACCAAATGTAA